ATCCGCTCGTTCATCTCTCCAGTTTTGTACTCACAAAACCCGTCAATTCTCTTGATAAAGTACAAGAAAGTCCCCTTCTTTAGCACCTGCTTAGGATGAAGCTCAAAATCTACTGACCACCCACCCTTCACTGTTAGGGAGAGCTTCGTCGCCACCTTAAGCTCGGTAAACTCAATCGCCGTTTCAGCGCTACTTATGTTTGACTTATTATCAGCGTTAGCTCGCATATCAATTCTGGAAATGCTCTGTGTAAGTTCTTCCTTAACTTTCTGTTTGAAGCTCAGCTTTTTATCTTCACTTGGTTTAACTTCAAATGGCAGCTTCTTTTTCACCTCTTCTTTGGGTTTAACAATTGGCTCTTTCTCAACAGGCTTGCTCTCTTGATCGTCCGGCTCTGATTCTTCCTTCTTTCCATCGCGTAAGATAAAGAGCAGATGTTTGACTAGCTTAACAGTGTGTTTATGCGGGTGTTTACCAAGATGAATTTCACGAAGAACGACCTGGTCATCGATTTCAATATAATTGGTGTACTTCTTTGATTTGACCTCGTAGGTCGAGTAGAGTTTCCGAATCGCTTTGTCCCTGTCAGAGCCCTTAGCAATCATCATTGGTGTCAATGAATTGATTTCAAACTCTGTTGAGTCGGTGCTATTGTCGAACGTCAACGTCACCGGCTTCTTGTTGACTCCTACCAAGCGACTCTTAACGTGCGAAACCCCGGTAAAAATCGCTTCTTTGCTTCGTTTAAGATCCTTGACCGCCCCAGCGTCACGCGAAAACAAAAGTTGTGCGATTCGATTAATCGAGTGCATGCACTTCTTGATTTCTGGAGAATCAACGGAAGTGGTATCCGAGGTAGTGATCTCTTGTAATTCTAGGAGGAGGGTAAAGGTCATATGGGATATTTAGGTCAAGTTCATACGTCTAATAACTCTTTTCGATTTTTTTTCCAGAGATGGGTAATCGCGGCATCGAGATTCTCTTCTAGTTCTGATACTGATCTAGCTTTGATCGTAAAGATAGTCTGACCACTCTTGTTAATGCCTATTATGCTAAGATACTTGAGATTCTGATCAGAGATTACACTCACATTAAGTCCGTGATAAGAAAATGTAATACCTGCATTATCGAAGCTATTAAGCTCGCCATTTTTGTTTACATTAACGTTTTCAACGTATTTGATCTTGGAGATCTCTTTTGCTAGCTTGTTAAAGATCTCTAAACGGGTGTGAGCCATCAATTGGCGAGCGCTCTCAAAGTCTTGGTTGAAATTGAGTCCTTCGATAAGGTAAGATTTGAATTTCATGTGAAAGAGGCTCCAAAGCGTGAACCTTAGAGCCTCATTCTAAGCTAAGAATCTTACGGGTTCAAGCCGCCGATCGACGAACCGGTAACTGCTGGCATAAGAATCTGGTGAACAAGGTCAAACCGCATCGTTAGGTTAATTGATACCTTCTCACCGGTCGAGTAGTCCATATCGGCGTAATCAATAGAGGAGATCCAGCACCCCTCGTATTTCCACTGTTCGACAACAACTTCATTACCGTCTAACTGCTCGAAGGTGGCACCGAATTTGTATCCCGATGCAGTCGCTTCAGAGTTGAGCCAAGGGCCAGTAGCTCCGACGAGACGCTGTTGTGCTTCGTGTTGCGCGGTGATTGCCTGAGAAGCCCGGTTTGTGATATCATCTTCGATCGTCATCGAACACGGCTCGAAGTTATACTTACCGGCGATGAAGATACGAGCGTTATAGCGGTCCTGTTGGATCTCTTCCGTCGACCAATTTGGTCTGGTCCAGGTGATCACCTGTAGAGAGAGGTCATTCGGAAGGGTGGCGCTAGACGCGCTGCCACCACCTAGGCCTGAGAAAAACACGCGAAAACGATTTTTTGCTTTAGGATGAAGTATACCAGTGCCAATTCCGGGAATTCCAACCTGTGAAAGTGTAGCCATGATCTTCTTCCTAAGTTATTGTCTCAATATTTAGCAAGGCTATGCATTACAAATTTTTATATATAGTCTAATGAAAAAACCATTATTAACAGTTGAAGAGTTGGTCTTATCGATCAAACAAGGAATTCACCCCTTAGGTATCGCACGACGAACAAATGGCAAAGAGCTTTTAACCTCTATTACCACCAATTGTGTTGATGGCTCAATCGCTGAGCGAATCTATTGGATTAAAAAAGATCTCTTGTCACGACCAAACTGTGCAAACTGCAAAACTCTCTTAGAAAAGAAGAGCTTTATTAACGGTGGAGCCTTAGGTTATCACGAATTTTGTTCTAAGTCATGCTCGTCTTCTGCTGAATCTAGACGAGATCATACTTCAAGGATGTCGATGGCCAAGTATGGTGTTGACCATCCCTTAAAGTCTCAAAAGGTGCAGGCTCGCCGTGCCGAAACTAACCTTTCACGTTACGGTGTGGGCAATCCAATGAAGTGGTCTGGAGAAAAATTTAGAAAGATCATGCTTGAACGATATGACGGAGTTAACTCTCTTACTTCTCCTAGTCTTAAACCAATACTGCTTTTAAAGATCAACAAAATTAAAAGAGCAAATTATGTCGAATTTCTCTACGAGGAAGCTGAAAAATATAACAGTCTTACGTTACTCAGTGATCTTACTGTAGACTATCAGGGACAGGATTCTAAGGTTCGTTGGAGCTGTAAAAAGTGTGAAGCGATCATCTGGCGATCATTTAGAAATCCTCACTGTGTTATTTGTAACCCAAATCATTCCAAACCCCAAGCTGAGATCGCTCAATATCTTACAGAGCTCTGCCCAGAGCTTGAGATCATTACTAATGATCGTACTCAGATCACTCCGTTTGAGCTAGACATCTTTATTCCTAGCTTAAAGATCGCGATCGAGCTTAACGGCGGGATCTGGCACTCAACGATGTTCAAGGATGATAAAAAATATCATCTTCATAAAACCTTGGCTTGTGAGCAAGCCGGAATTCGGTTATTTCACTTTTGGGATTTTCAGTGGTCTGAACATCGCAAGTTGATCGAAAGTAAGTTAGCGGTGTTGATCGGACGAAAAATTACCAAAATTTATGCTCGTGATTGTGAGATAGGAGCAATTCCGATTCCGCTTGCCGATAAAATCTTATTGGCTTCTCACCTCCAAGGAACAGCATTATCAACCTATGCAGTAGCATTATTTCATCAGGGTCTCATTGTGGGGGTGATGACGTTTGCACCACCACGTTTCAACAAAAAATATCAATGGGAGCTGATCAGATACGCAACGCTTCCTTATTATCAAATTGTGGGAGGGGCCTCAAGAGCATTAGCTCTTTTCAAGAAAAGATTGCACCCACTTAATTTAATCAGCTACGCAGATCGTTTGATCTCTCGAGGACAATTGTACGAAAAGCTGGGTATGTCACGAGTTAACGAGACGGCTCCTGGTTATTTCTATCTAAATCGAAATTATCAACGTATCTCAAGATATCGCGCGATGAAAAAGAAACTCTCTAAACTTTTGAAAAGTGATGTAGATCTCTCCTTAACAGAGGAAGAGATCATGAAACAACATGGATTTTATCGAGTGTATGATGCTGGTCAGTTAGTCTACGCTGCTGATTACAGCTTAGCAAACTCGTCAAACCCTTTGTCGATTAACATGTCTTGACACTCATAGATCCCATCATTGTTGAGCCTTTCGGTAGAATGTTTTTTTCTAAGAAAAAAATTGAGTATTCGTTGCACTTCCTTTAAGTCTCGACTGAATATCACCTCAAAGCAACCTGGAATAAACAAGAGACCTAGTAGATGACTTTCAAGAGGATTATCGTTGAGATTAAGCGTTCCAATCATTGAAAAATTTAGGTGAGCTTGTGGAAGACTTGTAATTTTATTATTGCTCACGTGGATGTTACCCAATGTAGATGGCATGTGTTCAATTGTGGTGAGAGCGTTATTACTAACGTAAACATCTCCACCTACATCTTTCGGAGCTCCTTCTAGAGAAGTTAACTCACTGTCGATGGCATAAAAGTCTCCTCTAACATCTAAAGGAGCTCCTTCAAGATTACTTAATCTATTTCCGCTAGCTCGTAAAGACCCATTGATTTTTCGAGGACAATCTCTCAAAGATGTTAAATGAATATTGTACCTAGAATAATAGTCACTTAAGTTTAGGTTTCCTTGGTTATCAACAAGATGTGAAAAATCTTGAATCCTCTCCTCGACAAGATCTTTGAGTTTCATAGTTTAGCGTACTCTTCAAAACCGGCTTCAGTTAGTTCATCTTGGCAGTGATAAAGATCTTCTTTATACACGTCAATCCCGATTTTTTTATTAAGATACTCATTGATGATTTGCAAGGCTTTTAATGGGATACTAAGAGTGCTTAATCCTCTACACCCCGGAATTAAAATTACCCCAAGAAGATGACTCTTTACCGGATTAAAGTTTAGTCTAATAAAGCCTTCCATGCTGATGATTTTTTTATGAATACCCTCAAGAGAACTAATTTTATTATTTGAGAGCTGAATACCAGAACGTAACTTAATAGGTTCTGAAACATCAAACGATTTGAGGTTATTGTGATCGAGAATAAGACCATTTTGGACAAACGTAGGACACCCTTTTAAAGTTTTAAGACGATTATGTGCAGCGTCAAGAGCTCTTACTGACTTAGGGCATCCCTCTAGATCAGTAAGATAATTATGAGAGCAATACACTCCTCCAGGGACGTTTTTAGGACTTCCCTCGAGTGAGGTTAATTTACAATTTCCGAGGGTTAGATCGCCATCTTCATCGATAAAATCGTTAACAGCTACCCGATAGTCCTTTTTGACACTACGAAGGAGATCGCTAACATCAAACTTAGATGTAGAAAGTCCACCACTTGCGACCTCACTTAACTTCACTCTGGTCCCGGATTTGTTTGTTGAGTTACTCCGGGATCAGCGGGATCTAGTTCTATAGGAGATGAAAGATTCATTTCTGCAACATCAGCGATCGTCGGTAATGTAGTCAATGAGAAGACCTCTGAGAACGGTACGAGGTTACCGTTAACGTCGATCTCGTCCAGCGTTAGTGTGTCTATATTGCCCAATCGAATGTTGATTTCGCGAATCAATCCAGCACGTACATCCATTGGCGGTGAGATCCAAATATAAAAATCGAACATCAACGTCCACACTAGCATCCGTTTATCGGCTCCAGCTGGATGATTTTCCTCATTAGACAAACCGGTAAGAGTAACCTTGCTGATCTTTCCCCAATCAAACAACGCGTCATTGAACTGAATCTGTAGATCATAGTCGAAGAGAATCAAGATTTGTTCGAGGATTTGAAAAAGCTGATCGGTGTTCGATGCGTAGATCGACAGTTCGAGATTCATTGTGTAAGGGATCGGCATCACGCGGTGGATGCTCTTAACATCATCTGGAAAAACTCCTCCGGCCTCTAGCACCGCTCGGCGATCTACACCACCCAATCCATGAATTCTCTCTGGAGCCATAATGAGCCCTGTCATGTAGCAAGATAACATTGGTAACGTATGTAGCTTGTTCTGGGTGTGCGAGGTTGCAATCGCTTCGACAACCCTGTCGCCAGAGCCATATCGAAGAGGAACGGAAATTTTCTCGGCCTCTTGACACTCGTTCATCCCGGTCGCTACTTGCATCCCGGAAAAGATACCGGCGAAAGCTTGAATCGCTTTTTTGAGCTGGGAATTATAGTAATAGCTAGTTAAAATGATGGTTCCTTTTGATTAAATCAGTGCATGTTTTTCGAACCCATGATGAATCAACTCTTCTTGACATTCAAAAATTCCCATTTTTCGATTGGGATTTTCTAAGTGTTTGTTGACGATCGATCTCCACGATAATTTAAGGGGTTTTTCATTGACACTATGATCGATCAAACTAATTCCGTTGATTCGAAATACTCCAAGAACGTGATTATTGATTTTTAACTCATCAACAATGATCGTCCCATTTATCTCTTTGACGAATTTTTCAATTCCTTCAAGAGAGTTGATCGGGTTGCTGGCGATATTGAGGTGTCCTCCTAACTTGATGCCGAGAGGCGCACCGATGAAGCTCTTGATTAAATTACTATTAAGGAAGAGGCTTCCTTTGATAACCCTGGGGCATCCTGTGAGATTAGTAAGCTTTAATGAACGAAGATCAAGTGTGCCATCATGAAAATCTGGTCGGCCCACATAATTGTGTTCAATGTCATTACCTAAGTCTGCAATCGACTTCCCCTCGTAGAGATCATTTAATTTCACGAAGCGCTTTTTTTCGATTAAGAATGCGCTGATCAAGGGCATCCATCTGCCTGCCCAGAGTTTCTTTTTGCCGATATAAGTTTTTTAATTGAGGATCATCAACACTATCAAGCATTTCATCAGAACTAGCTTCAATTTCATTGAGAGGAAGTTTTTTGACCAGCTCTTTCAGTAGTTTCATCGGTATACCTTACAGGTTAACACCCCGAAGGGTTCGATCTGGTGGTCACTTAGAGCTTGCGTGAGGAGCATTGACGCTTCCTCATCTAAAATTCCCGACATGTCACTCACAAGAAAGAACTCAGCCTCCACCTCGGTGTCAGCCGTAAACTTTCCACTGGTGAGCACGTCGCCCGCAGGTTTTATCTTTACGATTGGTTCTCTGATCGTCGCTTCTGCGAGCCTCTTGAGCTCTGGAACTGACTTCATCACTGCAGCAACCGACGCCCTCCTAAAACTCTCGAGGTCGTGATTGACAAAATCACTGATCTTCATGTTCTATTTACCTTAAAGCTGAGCATACTCATCAAGATTTAACTCAAGCAAACAATTTTGACACTCGTAAATGTTTTCATTCGTGGGATTAGGAAGAAATCTTTCAATGATCATACGCCATCTTGTAGATATCTCGGTAGTGCTAATATCATCATTAAAGTCAAGATTTTTCAAATCTTTAATCATGAGAATTCCTAGGACGTGGCTCTTGACTTTACTAGGGGTGATGACGAGAGTATTACCGATGCGGGTAAACACTTTATGAATGTTGTGAAGTGAAGTTAATCTAGGATTGTAGGAGAGGTTAACACTCTCGGTGACAGTAATCCCGTGCGGAGCATTATCTAGTGTTAAGTCATTATTATTAAGAAATAACTTTCCTTCGATGTTTTTAGGACAACCTTTTAAAGATGTCAGGCCGGCGCCAGAGAGATCAAGATAGTCATTTCCAAATCTGGAAAAGATAGACCTCAATTTGAGGTTACCAAGATCGCTGATCGATTTTCCCTCTAAGAGATGATTGAGCTTCATAGAGTATTTAGGTTGAAAATTATCCAGAATCTAGGGTTTGGTGTACAATGAACTGTAAGCTTCTGATAGGAGGGTATTGAATGGCAGCAAAGAGATTGTGGACTGAGGTGTATCGACCAAAAACGATTGATGGATACGTCTTTCAGAATGATCAACAAAAGCAGCAGATCGAGAGAATGATCGCTGATCGAGACATTCCCCACCTCCTGTTGACTGGAACACAGGGATCAGGGAAGTCGACGATTGCAGGAATTCTGACACATGAGCTTGGTGTCGAGGAGGTTGACATTCTCAAGGAGAACGGGTCGAATAAAACTGGGGTCGACTACATTCGTGACACGATTCTTAACTTTGCTGAATCTTATCCGATCGGTATGTTCAAGGTCGTTCTTCTTGAGGAATTCGATCGCCTGTCACCTGCTGCGCAGGATATGCTACGTGATGTGATGGAGACAAACTCTGATACGTGTCGCTTCATTTGTACCGGCAACCAAGAACATCGCATCATCTTGCCGCTTAAGTCAAGACTTCACCACATGCGTTTCAAAGCGCCTGCGAGGGATGATGTGTTTCTTCGGTGTGCCGAGATTTTGTTAGCTGAGGAGGTTGAGTTTGAACCAGAAATTCTCGACAAGTACGTGGCTCAAGCTTATCCCGATATTCGTAAGATCATTGGTAATCTTCAACAGAACGTCTTCGACAAAAAGTTAGCTCAACCAACTATTGACGTTGACGGTGATGACTATCAGTTCAAGCTTCTTGATCAGATCATGGCTGGTGATTTACGTGGAATTCGCAAATCGGTGACCGAACAGTGCACAGCCGAACAACTGGAGGAGGTTTATCAATTCCTTTATCGCAATCTTCACCTTCATCCTAAGTTCAAGGACGTTAATGTTTACGAGCAGGGACTTTGCTTCCTGCTCGAGGGAGTTTACAAGCATAGTCAAGTGGCGATCCCACATTTGAACTTTGAAGCGATGTGTATAAAGCTCTGTAACTCGATCGGAGAGTAGTGATGTCTCGTTGTGCTTTTTTCTTTTGGAAGTTTGTTCATAACGCGTTAGTTCATCCGATGATGTCTCTGCCATTGAACGAACCGCACTGGTTGAATAAGTTACATGATTGGACCGCCGACAAATGGGCTTCATTCGGTGTGAAAATCGAATGAAAGAAAGAGCTCTTGATATCTTCGTTCTTCTTGAACAACTTGATCGCAAGAACTTTCAAGTTTGGGAGTCACTGACTGAAGCACAGCGCAAGGAGTTTTCGGCCTTAGTAACAATGCGGTGGATGGCCGGCACCACTGACGAGCGCCAATTGCTGATGCTTAACGAGTTAGTCAATATTAGTATCTTTGAGCTACCTCAGCATCAGGAGCTCTTCATCAAGTTGTTAGCCGTTTGTTCATCAGGCAAAACCAGACGATATCAGTGGATCAACTATAAGATTGCTGGCTCAAAAAAGGTGAAGAAGAGCGTTGAGTTGATCGCTCACCATTATAAACTGTCACTTAATGACGCAATCGATTCGCGCCGCCTTTTCTCCTCTGTAGAGATACTTGAGTTAGCAGAGATTGAAGGCCTTCAAAAAGATGAAATTTCTGAAATTAAAAAAGAATTAAAATGATTAATGGTTAATGAAGGGCTTTATGCTTGTAAGTTTTGCAAGAGACGCTTTGACAAGGAGCGAATCTTCATGAAACATGTTTGCACCCCGATGGAGCGAGCAGTGGAGATTCAAACAGCTGTTGGCCAAACAGCATATGCTCTTTATAAAAGATGGCTTGAGGGGCAAAAACGTACCCCTCCGGTGATCGAAACTTTTTTGACGTCATCTTATTACTCGTCATTTATGAAATTTGCAGAGTACGTGAAGGCTACAGGAGTTCCCGATCCTCAACGTTATATCGAGTTAATGCTTAAAAGCAAGATCGCACCTGCCCTTTGGCGCCAGCCCGAAGCTTATCAGATTTATCTTGATTATGTTGATAAAAAATCTGATCCCTTCGAGCAAGCGCAAATCAGTGTTGAAACGATCCAAACGATGATTGAAGGGCTTGAGTGTCCCTCAGCTGAAGTTTTTACCCACTTCAAAGCCGGAGAAATTCTCGAGTTAATCCAACAACGACGTCTGTCACCGTGGCTTCTTTTTTGCTCTAAGAGCTTTAAAGAGTGGTCTGGAAAACTAGATGATGCTGAGAGAGTTCAGCTGATGAAGGCGATCGGAATCATTGTGTGGTCTGATCGCTTCGAGAAAAACCCATCCATTATCAAGGAACTCAAGGAGATTGCAGAGGCGTTAGGAATCTAGCCGGGATAAATACTTTCGTCACCAGGAGGGCTCACCATGCGAAGCAGAGCAAATTACCTCAAAGAGTTGGAGCGGCAAGTTAATGCTTCAACTAATGTCATCGACGACTTAATTAAGGAAAACTACGAGCTCCGCGAGCTCTTAAGAGAGGCTATCAAAGATGACAGATCTAATCGAAAACCCAGAGACACCCAAGTCACATGATCAAATTTGGGCCGAAGGTTCGGTTCGAGAAATGTTAGCGATGTCTTACCTGAACATCCATTTAGTAGAGCGAGGAGTTTATCCTAACTACATTCAAGACATGGATCATGAGGAATTTTCACTTTATTGTAGCGTAGTGCAAAAGATTAAAGCTAAGTTTAAGTAGAACACTATGTGATATAATGAGTTTATGTTAGAGCTCAGTGCGATTCATGACGGTATTATCCATCTTAACGTATACTCTAAGGCTCAAACCGAGCTAGGCCGTACGCTCTCAAATTTCGCTCACACTCCCTTTAAGGTTCCAGGCCACGAAGCCTTTGAATCTATTGAAGGTTATTGGTACTGGTTAGGGTGTTACGATGATCGCCTTCGCTATGTACATGGATATGAAGCTAAGAGATTGGGTCGAGAGTTACGAGCTCCAGATTGGAATATGTCGATTGAGTTTAAGGATCATATCCGAGTTGCGATCAGAGCTAAGCTTAAGTGTTTACCGGCCACATGTGAAGCGATCAAAACTTGTCTTCTTCCTCTCGTACACTACTATGTCAATCGACGTGGGGGAATCAAGGATCTTACCGAGGAGACTAGATGGATCCTCGATGTTTATGAGGAGTATCGTGATGTTCACCCAGTTTGGAGTCCTGAACGAGTTTCTGAAGAGAGGCGAGTGGCCGTTCCCTCCTATCCAGGAAACTTGTTATTGGGTTGAAGTTGACAATGGCCCTAGACAGATTGTACTTTTGAGTGAAATTGTTGCTGGAGTAGCTAATATCCCAGCCGATCTTTCGAAATATATTCTCGATCAATTGAGAAACTTCTAAACTCCATGACAATACCTGTTTACACTTTTGATGTAGATATAGATACTCCATCGTCGTTCGATCCAACAAAGATTTTTGAACAGTCTGTGCGTGCCTCGGTTTTTGCAAATGGGAAGCTGACTCCTCACCCTTGTGGAGTTTACTTTCAAGCGGTGCCGGTAGACCCTATTACCCGTTTGGCCGCAGCCCCACACAAGATAGCTGAAGAATTGGGGTGCTTCAAGATGGACTTTCTTCATCTTAGTGTTTACGATCATTTTACATCTCGGGAAGAGATCACGGAATTGGTCAAGCATAATCCTGATTGGACCCTTCTCGAGATTCCTTCGGTTGTCAAGAAGCTCTTTCAATTGGGGAATCACGGTGAATTAGTTCGTGAGGTTCGCCCTAAATCCGTGATCGAATTAGCTGATTGCTTAGCTCTCATTCGACCACAAAAAGCCTATCTTAAGCGCTATTATTTGAACGATAGGGCGAAAACGAGAAAGATGCTTTATGAAAAAGAGATCGGTAGCGGGTACTCTTTTAAGAAGGCACACAGTCTTGCATATGCCTTGGTGATCGTGCTTCAACTACACCTCATCAAGGAGGGAATAGACATTTAGTGTTTACTTAATAAACGATTTAGATTATAATTCTTTATGGCTAAAATCACCTTAATTATAGATATGGTCAACGGACTCACCGTCCCAGACACTCAAACATTAAAGTGTGTGTACAAATTCATCGATAAATTTCGTTATGTCGGTGAAGATCTCTGCCTTCGCATTGGATCTGAGCTTTTGATTCAGGGATTTCGTGTTGCGATTCTCCAAGGTCGTCTTCATTTTGAAGATTTAGTTTTGATAGGGGATGAAAACGAAACAATTCTCTTTGATTGTCGTGCCTCTCCACAAAGCTGGCCACGTTCCACCAATGTTCAATCTGAAATAATTAAAATGATTATGGGTTTGGACAAAAAATTCACATAAGTGTTTACTTCTTAATCAGGTCTTGATACAATACATATATCGATTGATTAACCCGGAGAAAATACTATCATGATGATCGCAAGCCCCGCAAAAAAGAATCTCTTCTCGAAGCCCAAGTCCGTCGAAGCTTTCGTTGCACCCAAGGCCGGCAAGGCGGGCAAACCTCAGGTTACGATCCTCGGCCTGATGAACTACACCTCAGTGGATGTCGCGGTCAAGGCTCTCGGTGCACTCGGCAAAACGATGGCCGCCGACATCAAGGAGTTCGCCAAAACCGAATTCATGGCGATGACTAAAATCGTCGGCCATCGCCCTGACAATTTCAAGGGTGTGGAGATCGTCGATGGTGTTACCGCCACTGCTTCGATGGAACTCCGCAAGCGCTCCAGTGCATCGTCGCTGACCGAGGAAGAGGCTGAGCTGCTTAAGGGCTACGGGCTCAAGGTCGAAACCAAAATCGCTGTCAATAAGCTGTTCGGTATCAACCCGAAATACGCCGAAAACGAAGAACTCCTCGCGAAAGTCTCTGCTGCAATCGAGGCCTTCGTTCCGGAAGACTTCATCGTTGAGCAGGCCGAGGTTTCCTCGCACATCGTTTCGGATGAGACGATTGAAGCAGCTTTCAAAGTGCGCGACCCGGCTGGCGAGATGCCCAACGCGCTGTTCGACGTCGTGACCACTCTCGCGATCAAGCCGAAAATGGACAAGGTCGACCTGCCGAAAATTCTCGACTCGCTCAAAGAGATGGTCAAGGAAGAGGCATAATGCAAACCGGGAGCACACTCGATATCTCCGTTGCCATCAAGAGTGTATTGGCCACCAACGCAAAACAGGTGGCTGATGCAAAGGCCGGTAAGCTAAAAGCTTTCAACTCACTAGTTGGCCAAACGGTCAAAACTATCAAGGGAGATGCTTGTACATTGAGCGCAATTACTGCAGAACTCCGGGAACAATTATTCAAGGGAGAGGCATAATGCAAACGCTGACAACCCTCGCGGTCTTTCTCATAATCTTCACGGTGTTCGCTGGTATCTGGAAAGGTCAAAGCGATCACCAAGAACGGGTCGATTGCCGTACCAAGGGTGGGGACGCAGTTCACTCCGGTTTGGGTTGTGTCAAATACGTGAGGATTCCATGATCGATTTCGCTGCAGCGGTGTCCCACTTTTGCCATCACCCCCAAGTCACGGTAATGCGCGTTCACCCGGAGTCTGATACCGGCGTGGCCAACGCTGGTAAGGAAGTGTGGACCGACATTTACGGAGTATTCAACTTCATCGCGTGTACGAAGTGCAAGAAGATTTTAGAAGGTCAACATCCTCTCCACGATAGTATTTTTGGTGAATAGCACACACTTTCCGGAGGCACGATGAAGATAAACGGTTTTCTGAAAGGTGAACAGCTTGCGATCGTCCATGCTGCTCTAGTTGCTGCTGGATACGACTTCACACAACCGCACCCCAGTTGCTATGCTTTCTTTAGTTACATTACATTCATTAATTCACTAGATGAACTTGAGCAGACTACGTCTGTGGAAAAACTATGATTAACAAAACTCGTGACCCTACTCAAACCCCAGTCAACCAAACATGTGACCCGGGCGTAACATTCAAAGGATTTACTATGACTGAGCCGGTGGCAATGCTGCTCTACTGTCCTTCGTGCCAATTCCACCATGTTGACAAACCAGACCCAGATAGTGGCTGGATGAACCCGCCTCACGCTACACATACATGCATGCGGTGCGGTCTTAACTGGCGTCCATCAAATGTTTTTACAGAGGGGGTAGCTTCGCTTCCAGCTACAGAGCAAAAACACTTAGAGCGCATGAAGAATTGCGATCCTGGGTTGTTTGCTGAGATAGCCGCCGAAAGGACGGCTGAGAGGAAATTCGCAGACGCGGTGGAGAGTATCGTGTGGCGCTATCTCACTGATCTTGATGATTCAAACAAGACCCCACAACAGCGGATCTTAGAAGCCGTGCAACGTTTAGCAGATGCTGCAGATGCTGAGAGTGCGCCGAGTGATGCGCCGAGTGTGGCGCTACCCTATGGTGTCGAGTATCGCAGGCTCAATGGAGTTCAATGGACTCTAATGGCTGCGTTTGATCACGAAGGTCCAGCACAGAAGTATTGCGCTGCCCATGTCCGCGGGATTATTTGGGAATATAGAGTGAAGAAGTTTCTATGAACAAACTACCGAAGATGAAGCCAATACTCTGCCCTGTTGGATCATGGGTGTCGTGCAAGCCGTTCGCAGCGGCGGCAATAGTTCCACTAGCCGATTACAGAGCCAAGGAGAAGCTGATTAAGGCGGCGAAAAAGTGGAAAAAAACCTTTTCACCACTTAAGCACAAAGATATGCTAGAAGCTCTCGTCGCATACAATAAGTCATTAAGCAAGTTGACTGATGACCAGAGCATAGGAGCGATAGACATACTCTGCAACCAAGCCAGGCACGAGGAAAAAGAGAGCGTAGGCGTGCCGAGGGAATTAACCGCAGAGAATGGGATGAAGGCTGCGCTGATCGGTGGATTCTCGTTCGTGCCTTACGAAGGCGAAGCGGCGGTCACGGTTCCTTGGACGATCATCAAGGAAATTCACCGAGCTGTAGTCGAGTTCGCCGCAAAGGCTGTGAAGGGGGATACACAATAGCATTCTTGTTCAAAGGAGATGCAAGTCTGACGCTGACGACTATCACCAGATGACAAAAGGTGTTTACTTTGTATTCGGATTGAGTTAAAATACTACAAATGATCTACGATCGATACGCCTACATGTTTCCACCTCGCCCCGAAACTAAAATTCCGGTGGCGATGCTTGGATACTACCAACGTAAGGGCTTTGTTGCCCAGGTCAAAAAGAATGGAACTTGTACTGTGATCTTCGCGAACAAAGATCATGTCATCTACAAAACGCGTCACGACGACGATCACAAACTTTGGACGCCACTTTCTGCACATACTGAGTTTTTCAAACGCGACGCGCAAAAAGGTTGGAATGTTTACTGTGCCGAACTACTTCACAGCAAAACCTCACATATTAAAAATCAGCTTTACATTTTTGACCAGCTGGTCGAGGATGGCATTTCGTTGGAGGGTACCACCTTTGAGGACCGCCAACTTAATCTTCATTCACGCTGGGAACCGGTCACTGATGAGGGCGACCAGAATCGCGTTCACCCCCTGATCTCGGTGGCTATTAACTTCACCGATAACTTTAAAGAAAAGTACAAGTCTCTCAAGAAAGAAGACGAGGGGTTGGTACTTAAAGACCCGAAGGCCAAGCTCAAGGGTTGCTACAAGGCACTTAACAATACTCAGTGGCAGGTAAAGTGTCGCATTCTACATGAAAATTATGCTTTCTAACTTGGTCTCGTGGGTAGCGACCATCCTCATAACGCTCGCGCTTTTCGAGGTCACAGGGCTCACGGCCTGGGCACTCAAGCAATGGGAGGCAATATGAAGAAGTTGAAGCTTTACATCGCGTACGCGGTACTGATCGCCGCGCCCACGCTCGGGCTTGTAGCCTTGCTCGCGCAGATGTCTGTGGTGTTTGTCCCACTCGCGGTCATCGCTCTCATCGTGTGGGCCGCACACACGGTGTTCGAATCGTGACGCCCCGCTTCGTGGAGGCGCTCGACAACGCCATTATCAAGTGGCGCGCGATCGAGGCCGGCGAGCTCGCCGATCTGGGTGGTGAGAACTGCGACCTATGTGCGGCGGTGCGCGAGTCGCAGCGGTTCGACAAGCCCGCCACGTTTGACAACTGCGCCACGTGCGGAGGCTGTCCGGTCGCTGAAGCGACAAAGGACACCGGCTGCCAGGGCTCGCCGTGGACGGAGTGGAGCAGAGCCCAGTCCAAGCTTGGGCATAGTCTCAGTAGCTCGAAGGCGCACCTGCGCAAGGCAACGACACCGGAGCTGAAAGCGCTCGCGCATGCGGAGCTGGTGTTTCTGGAGTCGCTGGTACCGAAATAGTTTGTCCCCGGG